AAGGTTTTGGAATTCGTCCACAATGATGATTGCATTATCAAATGTAGTTCCACGAATGAATGATGTGCTCCAGAAACTAATAGTACCCTGTGCCTTTAGGTTGGTATAAAGCATATCAAAGGCAGAATCATCAGGCATCTCAAACATATACTTCACCATATTCTTATATGGAATCTGATAAAGAGATGACTTATCTTCATGATCTCCAGGAAGGAAACCAATTTCACGAGTTGCTACAAGGGACCTAACAATATAAATCTTTTCATAGGGTTTCTTTGGATCAAGAACATCAAGAATTGCATTATACAAAGTGATGAATGTCTTACCTGTACCAGCACAACCATATGCTACAAGGTTTTGATCTAACTTATATTTCTCAAAGAACTTTTCCTGATTATCTGTCAAAGGTTCAATGTCTTTGATGAAATCAAGATTGATTGGTTTCTTTCTTTTCATAACTCTATTGCTCATCCCAAATGGAACAGGATTTGTACCAATACCAGCAGCCTTCTTTCTAGCCATAAATTAATTGTTTAAACAGGACGTACATTTGATCCAGGGACTTTTGATGCCTTGCGCAAGACATCATTCCATCCAGGATGGGTTTTCTTCAACTTATCATAGACTTCACCAACTTCTCCTACATTGGGAACAGTTGATGGGTCTGAGTAATCTCGTGTCCAATCTGGGTTGTCTGTTTTCCACTGATCCCAATCATGGACACTCATTACAACTTCTTTTTGTTCACCAGTTTTTGTATTCACTACAGGATATGTTGCCAAAGTTTCAAACTCCTTATAATATTTTTGTATTTATTACCAGTCCATTGCTTCTGCAATTACAGGAAACTGCCCTTTGAATACTTGTTTGCATTCATTAGCAATTTGCATGTGCTCTGCTTGAGTTCCATTGGCACTTCTAAGATCAATATAGTGCATCCAAGAACGCAGTGAGCCAGACATATAAATTCTGGTGGGAGTTGCTAAAGGAAGAACAAACCTAGCACACTCTTTTGCAACACCATGAGAAAGAAGTTCTTTATAAAGGTGCATACCATTAGCAAAGTGCTCTTGAATCTTTCCTTGAAGTTTGAGTTTTAGATATCCTTCCAAATCATCAGTAGAATTTTGACGATTCTTAGTATCCTGACGACGCAGGTCAGGCACAGGAATATAATCAGAAATCAAACTGGTGTCTGCATACCTTTGAGAAAATTCCTGAAATGTAAAACTCCTATGTCGCAAAATTTGAGCTGCAATTCCTCTGGTAGTTTCAATCTCCAAAGTCATGAATGCCTGCTCAAAGATGCTCCAGTGCTGGTGTTTAATGCAATACTTGAGAAGACCAGCAAAGGAGTCATTCTCTTGGTTCTGGGGGTTGCTAACCCTTGCACAGTAAGCAATATGCTTTTCTGCATCAGGTGTCACACTAACTAGTTTTACAGTTTGCATCATAGTAGGTCCTCTTCAGATTCATTCCAGGATTCTTTTTCTTTCTTTCTAAGTTTCTTCAAATCTTTCATCATAGATTTGATTTCTTGATAGGCAGTTTCTGGAGACATTTTATCACCAATTTCAAGTCCAACAATATATTGAACTTTATCCCCAAATCTTGCCAGTGCTCTCTCAAAAGCAGTCAATTCTTCATACACCATCAGTCATCCTCATCATAAAATACTTCATCATAATCATTGATACAAGGAATAATTTCCTCATAATCATATTCTTGTAAAGGATTTTGTTCAAATAGCATTTCTTCTTTCAAAGTTTCAAGAAGAGATTCAAGATTATTGATAATTGCTTTGACCCTTTCTTTGTTCATCTTATTCCAAGTCACAATAGTATTTTACACAAAAAAAGAGGGAGAGTCAATAACATCCCACCCTCAAATTATTACACATTTATCGAAATAATATACCAAGTTTTCTTCTAAATTTTCTATATAAATCTTCAGATTTAAATTTGTGAGTTGCATGAAATTGCAATTTATTTAATCTATCATATTCCTTTTCATCAACATATTTAACTTCAGATCTATATGTCTTTCTATAAAATGGAATAATTAACATTATAGGTTCTTCTCTATCTATAACTTGATTTTCTACATCTATATCATTTATATTCATTTTATTTTTTATTTTATAGTTCCACTCAAAAAACCATGGCAAAGATAATGGAGATTTATCTGTATGAAAAATTCCTGTAGAAGTTGTGAATGAAGTATTTCTGTGCCATATTGGATTTGTAATTAGACAAGATACTCCAGGTTGTGTCTGAACTATCCAAGGTGTACTGAATTTAAAAAAATTATTATATATTGGTGGATTTTTCATTCCATAGAATTGATCCATTCCACTAGAAGAAATTGATTGATTCAATGGATTTTCCATCCAATTCACATACAATTCTCCATCATAATCTTCTCTGAAAATGAAAGATGACCAACTTGGAACAATATATCCAGTTTTTAAAAAATCTTGAATTCCTATACAATTTGCCATACTATTGGATTTGGCATATTGTAGGTTTAAAATATTATTCTGGACTGCAGTAAATGGACATTTACTGCTATTGTTTTTAGGTAAATTTGAAAACCACTCTGGAAATTTTTTATAGGCTGGTAATGGTTCCGGAACTAAATCTTTGTAATAATTTGTAGTGGTAAAAGTTATTTTTAAAGACACATACTTCTCCAAGTCACAATAGCATTTTACACAAAAAAAGAGGGAGAGTCAATCTCCCTCTGATTTAAATAATTTTTCAAACCATTCCACAAGATGAATACGATAACAGGACCAGTATTTACATCCTCTATATGTTAAAAGATAACAAGCAGGACCTCTATTGTCCTTATCCATATCATCATAGTGATAATGGTAATCTTCCATTATCTATTAAGCAATAGAACTTCAAGATAGATTAGATAAATGAATGCTGTTGATGCACCTGAAATAGCTGCAATTGTAGCAATCACTTTCCTGCTCCTGCATTTGCAAGCAGTGCTTGATGACGACGATCTTCTTTTTGCTTCTTCTCTTTAATGAGTTGAAGTGCATTAAGTTTCTTCATCACTTGTGCCCCTCTTTCACAAACTTAACACCACGATAGGTTTCATCATATTGTTGAGGTTGCTGCATCATTTGCTGTTGATACTCAAGACGCTTTTGAGTATCATATTCAACACCACGGTATACTACTTTAGACATTAGGTTTTCTCCTTAGTTTTTTAGGTTAAAGAGCGTTCCTTCAGTCGGCTTTTGCGTCTATGATACAACCTTTCTTTGCTACTTGCTTTATTTCCCAGACAATATCATTCTTCTGCTGAGAAGAAAGTTCTGGATGTTTATTCACTCTGCCAATAAGAAGTTGTGCTTGTAAGCAAGTTAAGAAGAGTGTTTCCATAGATGAACGACTACGTTCCGAGTCGGCTTACTTCCGTTTGCTATTTGGAAATAGCAAATGAACGACAGGTCAATTATAGACCATCAATATTATTTAGTCAACAACTTTGTATAAAATGTTACTATTTATGTAACATGGTGAACTAAAATCCTGCCTCTTTTGCTTCCTCTACCATTTTTGATACTAAATTTTCAGTACCATCCATGGACTTAACTGTAAAAAGATTTGACCTTTGATATTTTTTAATCTTTTTATATTCCTTAAGCAGTCTATTAACTTGATCTCTAGGCAGTTCAAATTCTACATCAAAGTTACTATCATTAAATCCCTTTTTCATTTCTTCTTTTTACTCTCTTTTGCCTTATAACCCCAGAGCTTTGGATTAGTTCTTCCATACCCAAAGTCAATCTTTTGAATTACTCCAGGTCCATATTTGTCATAATAAAAATCAAAGATATCTACTCTCTTACTTCCTCTACAGAGATCAATAAAAGTTTCACCTTCAACTCTATACCAAATCAAATAAGCATCATTTGGAAACGAACTATCCTTTGCTTGATCGATAGAAGTTCTCTCTAACAAAATTTCACAGGAGTAATTTAATGGATTTACTCCTCTATTCATGAACGCCCTCCCCATTGAATATCTGGGAAAGCTTGTTCAACAACTTCTTTGCTAATCTTAAATTGTGATTGAAGATTCTTATCTTTCACAAGACAAAGAATATCAGCTTCCTTGGGATGAAGACCCTCAAGAATCTGAATAAACATAGTTTCTCTACGAACTTGAGAGAGACTATCATTTCCACCCTTCACAAAGTGATAAAGATTCTTCCACTCTTTTCTCAAAGAAGTGTGGTCTGTTCCTACAGGAACTTCATTCTTTTCATAAGGAACATCCCCACTAGGAATCATAGAGATTACACTCTCATCAAAGTTCCAAATGAGAATTGCTTTAAGAGCATCAGTAGAATACTCTTTAAAGACTTCTACTTTCTTCTGATTGGTTCTTTGCTTACTTGCCAATTCCAAAATCTCAAACATGAACGGATTTGGTGGCAATTTTGTTGAAGCAGTAACTGCTTTAGTTTCTGTAGTTACTTTAGTAATCTTCTTCGTCTTCGTGCTCGAAGTCATCATTTTCAAACCTCACTGCGTAAATTGTGTCTGGAATAATATTTCCCTCTTCATCAAACATTTCTGGATGAAGTTTAGGAAGTGTTGTCTCATCTATATATTGCTTTACCATCCAACCTATTACTAAACCCACTAGGAGAAAAAGAATAGTTACTGATGAACTGAGGGCTATAATTGCTGCTTGCATTTTATTTTCTCCGAGAGATTACTTTTTTAAAATCTAACTGTAAGTCTAGAAAAAAGTGAATCTCTCGACCAAAGAGAGAGACCATTTTCCCAAACTTTATTTGAAAAGTTTTAGGTTCTTTCTCCCTCCTTTTTTTATTTCTCATCAACAATTCTAATCCCCTATTCATTGAATAGGAGTTTTCCTTGTCTCCTTTATTTAGAGACTTTTTTCCTCCTCCCCGGTCTCTTGTCATGACTATACCTCCATGCATCTTCTAAGATGCCATACAAATAATTTTTTATTTTCCTTGCCTGAGGTTTTGGAATGTGACCATATGCTTCACGAAGTTGTTTGTGATTGTTGTCAGATCCTCCCTCAAGGTATTCATCAAGTTCACTTACAAGATCACTAATTTCATTTGCAGTTTGACTAGAAATAAATTCTTCTACTTGCTTTTTAGTGACTGATCTGGTCTTCAAGTATTCATAAAACTTTAGGACAAATCTATTTTCAAAAGCAAAATCAATTGCTTGATCCACATCAGAATATACTTCGTGAAAGTTCGTATCCATTTTACACTAGATTATTTTCTTTCAAATAATTAACAGTTTCCTTACACCCACCAATATTTTCTCCCCCAGCAACTACTTGAGGAAAGGTGCTACCATTTCCAAATTCAGCATAGAATTCAGTTGATGTGAAATCTTCATTGAGTTTATAAACTACATGCTGAAGTTCTGCCAACTTTAACACCTTCTCAACCTTTGTGCAATATGGACACCCATCTTTTGAGTAAACAGTAAACACCATATCTATGAAGAAAAAATTTATTTATTAAGAATGTTTTTGCCTGAGTTCTGGATTTGGTTGTGAAGGAACTACAGGATTTCGAGTCTTATTTTTAATCACAATAAATGCATCATTTTGATAGGTAACTGTTCCATATGGTTTTGCCCATTTTGGATTTGCATCTGGGTGAGTTGCAGTGCCTGTTACAGCAACTCCACCAATCTCTACTGACAATTCATCATTATGATCCCAGTTCAATTCTTGAAGGGCAATTGCAAATTGCCCCAACATTGCAACTGAAGATGGCTGTATAGCAGTCATAAAAAAAGAGGGTTATAACCCTCTCAGTGTATCACAGAGCATTACCTCTTGGCAAGACTTCCTCTGGGAACACAAAGTTCTCATGAGGTTGATCCACTGGTGCCAACCAAGCACGAAGACCTTCATTCAAAAGAATGTTCTTTGTGTAGAAAGTTTCGAACTCAGGGTCTTCAGCAGCACGGATTTCTTGGGACACGAAATCATAAGCACGAAGATTAAGTGCAAGACCAATGATACCGATGCTGGAAGTCCACAGACCCATAACAGGTACGAACAACATAAAGAAATGAAGCCAACGCTTATTTGAAAAAGCAATACCAAAAATTTGAGA